GGAAAGAATCCGAAGCTGTCCCAGGCGAAGAGTAAGAACGATAAGAACATTTCAGGGCTTCTGGCTCAGATCGAGGCAGGAAAGATCGGGATCCATACCTTCACTAACGCTTCAGCATTTTCTGTGGTGGATGTGGACACGAAGATCATTTCCATCGAGTTTGCTACGACTGAAGCGAACCATGCGCAGTTCTTCGGGCAGGTGATCGTAGATGTGACGGCTCAGCCGGTGACAAGGTCGGTGACGGCTTCCGGAGATGTGGTGATCCCTTCGGTGAATGTTGACGGGGTACCTGTGGATCCGGAAGATCCGGAGGAAGAGCCGGTGGTGATCGGCAGCACGGAAGAGCAGACGATTACGGTATCTCTTCCGATGAGCTGGCAGGAGGACGGTCATGCGGATGTGATCTTTTCCTTTGAGTTCAATAACCAGATGATTCCGGTGCATTATCCGCAGGAAAACTGGCACTTGGGAAGACATACGATCCTTCTGTATTATCCGATCGAGAATGTGGTGCCGAACTATACGAATATCTTCAATGTTTATATGCGCTGCGAGGGCGGCACGGCTGCGGTGGATACCGGAATGTGTATTGCTTCCATTTCCGGTCAGAGCATGGGTGCTTCGGCGGCATGGGACGGCAGGATCGATATTGAAGAGTATGTGGATCTGTTCCGGATCGGTGATGGCAGACAGAACGGAAGGCTTCAGGTGAAGGTGTTCACGGATGCGGATGAATGGGAAGTCAAGGAAACCATGAGACGGTACTATTCGGATGTGAAGAACGGAAGATCCGGCATCGGAGGCTTTGCGATGGTGGTGGATGTGCCGGGCAGTAACGCTTAAGGAGGTTGCGATGAAGAGATATACAGGAAATCTGGTCATTGAACTGGAAGACCAGAATACAGGAAATGTGGAGACGGTATCGGAGACCAACATGGTCACCAATGCCGTCAATGACATTCTGGGAGTAAATCCGATGGGTGTCATGTATAAGGCCGGTGGGGAGTATGATGATTCTCTGACCTGGAATAACGAGCTGCTTCCGATCTGCCCGAACATGATCGGAGGCATCCTGCTTTTTCCAAGTTCCATTACGGAGCAGGCGGATAACATTTATCAGCCGTCAACGAATCTGCCGGTAGCTTATGCTTCCAATGATGTTAATGCTACGGCGAATACGAAAAGGGGAAGCATGAACCTGACCGAGAGTACGAAGCTGACAGACGGTTATAAGTTCGTCTGGGAGTTTACGCCTTCGCAGGGCAACGGCACGATCACGGCGGTCGGGCTTACATCCAAGCATGGCGGGGCAAACGCCTATGGCTCCGATGTGGCGGTGGACACTACGCTGCTTCAGATCAAGAAGGTCAGTCTGAATGATGAAGATGGATTCATCAATGATTTGTTCCGGACAGTGACGGTGGATTTTGAGAATGCGAAGCTTTATTCTCTGGGCTACGCAAGTAATACGGTCACGATCAAAAGGTACCGAATCCCGGTGTTTGATATCGGGCTGAATGAGAAGCTGGATGACTCCACACTGGTGCTGGAGGATACGACGGTTCTGCAGTGTTCCACCTTTAAGTTCTATGGCAGCTACACACCGTATGGAATCTTCTGCGATGGCAGAGATGGGTACTGGTATGGCTTCTCCAATCAGGCGAATTCTTCCGGGAATGCAACGATGCTCTGGATAAAGATCAAGAAGAGTGATTATACATTTACGGAAGGCAGCTGGACGCTGTCGAACGCACATCTGATGGCGGTGGGAAGCTTCCGGGAGGATTCCAGTTATCCTTCCGGAAACAGAAGCGCTGTGGTGAGAAACGGATATTTGTATGTGCCGTCTTATGACAAGACCGGCGTATACAAGATCAATATCTCCAATAGCACGGACGTGACGCTGATAAGCCTAGGGTTCACTTCCAAGATTCGGTGCATCGGTGAAACGGGAAGCTGTGACTGCTGCATGAGTATTCTGAATGATATCATCATCGGCTGTGATTTTGAGATCGATGTGAATGATAACGTGATTGCGACCTTTGCCGGGGAACGCTGCGGAAATGTGTCCACACAGTTCTTCCAGTACAAGGAATATGTCTTTGCCTGGGGCGGCGCTTATCTGAATCAGCACAGATACACCTGGCTGCTGACTCCGTATCTGGCTACGATCTGCAATCTGAGCCAGGCGGTAGTCAAGAATGCGGATAAGACAATGAAGATCACGTATACGCTGACAGAGCAGACGGTAAGTTCATAAGGTCTGCTTGCAACTGAATAATCTGTTTTCAAGGGATGGCTTCGGCTATCCCTATTTTTATGCGAAGGAGGATTTGCGATGAAAGAGTTTTGGAATGTGATTCAGGCGATCTTTGCGGCAGTAGGCGGCTGGCTTGGTTATTTCCTGGGCGGAAATGACGGCCTGCTTTATGCGCTCCTGGCTTTTGTGGTGCTGGATTACATCACAGGGGTCATGTGCGCGGTGGCGGATAAGAAGCTTTCGTCTGCCGTAGGGTTTAAGGGTATCTGCCGGAAGGTGCTGATCTTTGCCCTGGTAGGTATCGGGCATCTGCTTGATACACAGATCTTCGGGGAAGCTGGCGTGCTGAGAACGGCGATCATTTTCTTCTATCTGAGCAATGAAGGACTGTCGCTGGTGGAGAATGCCGCGTATCTGGGGCTGCCTATTCCGGTGAAACTCAGGAAGGTGCTGGAACAGCTGCATGACCGCAGCGAGAAGGAAGAGGATGAAAAGGATGGTGAGAAATAATGGGATACACGAATAGTCCGATGGTAGTTTATACGAAACTGAGTCCGAATCATTCCGGGCAGAGGACAATGGAGATTGACAGGATCACGCCTCATTGTGTTGTCGGTCAGTGTACGGCGGAAGGTCTGGGCGACTGGTTTTATAAGAGCAGTACACAGGCATCCAGCAATTATGGAATCGACAAGGATGGGCGTGTCGGGATGTATGTCGAAGAGAAGAACCGTTCCTGGTGTTCTTCTTCCGGGGCGAATGACCAGAGGGCAATCACGATTGAGTGCGCGTCTGATACCACGGAGCCATATGCTTTCAAAGATATTGTGTATCAGAGACTGATCGAGCTTTGCGTTGATATCTGCAAGCGTAACGGCAAGAATAAGCTGATCTGGTTCGGGGGTAAGGATAAGACGCTGAATTATGCTCCGAAAAGCGGTGAGATGATCCTGACGGTTCACAGGTGGTTTGCGAATAAAAGCTGTCCGGGGAACTGGATGTATGCGCGGATGGGAGATCTGGCGGAGAAGGTGACGAAGGCTCTGCAGGGATCGGATTCGGGATCCGGGGGCGGTTCTGCTTCAAAGGGTACCCAGGCATCAGTTTTGAAAGATCTGACCGAGGCGGATGCGATCAAGAAGGTCGGTGAGCTTTTCACGGCTGATATGAAGAAAAGCGGTATCCTGGCATCGGTATCGCTGGCACAGTTCATTCTGGAATCCGGGTATGGTAAGAGCGAGCTTGCGCAGAATGCCAACAATATCTTCGGGATGAAGTGCAGCCTGTCCGGGAATACTTGGAGCGGATCCGCATGGGATGGCAAGAGCAAGTACACGAAGAAGACGCAGGAACAGCACACGGACGGAAGCTATGAAACGATTACGGCTGATTTCCGCAAGTATCCCTGCATTGAGGATTCGATTGCCGATCATTCCGCTTATCTGCTTGGAGCGAAGAACGGAAAGAAGCTCAGGTATGAGGGCTTAAAGGGATGCACGGATTATAAGAAGGCTGTGCAGATCATCAAGGATGGCGGCTATGCCACAAGCCTGACTTATGTGGAGAAGCTTTGCTCCATAATTGAGAAATGGAACCTGACGCAGTATGACGCGAAGGATTCCGGCGGCGGTGAAGTGATCCGGTGGTACCGTGTCCGCAAGAGCTGGGCTGACAGCAAGAGCCAGAAGGGTGCTTTCAAAATTCTGGACAATGCGAAGAAGTGCGCGGATCAGAATCCGGGATTTAAGGTGTTCGATGCTGACGGCAATGTGATGTATGAGCCGAAGGCGGCGGAGCCTGCGGAGAAGGTGCCGTTTCTGGTGAAGGTCAGTATCTCCGATCTGAATATCAGGAAGGGTCCGGGGACGGATTACGGCAGGGTACAGTTTTGCCCGGTTGGTGTTTATACCATTGTGGAAGTGAAGCCCGGGAAGGGTGCTTCTGCATGGGGAAGGCTGAAGAGCGGGATCGGATGGATCAGCCTTGATTTTGTGAAGAGAGTTTAACTGAATAACGAATCGTTATTGAGCCTGCAGGTGTTGGGAGAAATCCTGATGCTTGCAGGCTATTTTTGTTTACGAAAAAAAGTTTGACTGCTATAATAAACATGACATACAGTTGTCATGTTGACTTTGATATGATACATACGGAGCGTGAGCAGAATGAAGATAGACAGGCTGATCGGAATACTGTCAGTGCTGCTGCAGGAAGAGAAAACTACAGCACCGGAGCTGGCAGAGAGGTTTGAGGTTTCAAAAAGAACAATAAACCGTGATATCGAAGATCTCTGCAAGGCAGGAATACCTATCCGTACATCACAGGGAACCGGCGGCGGTATCAGTATTATGGACGGATACCGGATGGACAGGACAATCCTGACATCAAAGGATATGCAGATGATCCTTGCAGGGCTGCGGAGTCTAGACAGCGTGAGTGGAAGCAGTTATTACGGTCAGCTGATGGAGAAGATCCAGGCTGGATCCTCTGAGTTCATTACCGGCAGGGATTCCATTCTGATCGATCTGTCATCGTGGTATCGGGATTCGCTGGCTCCGAAGATAGAGACCATACAGGATGCAATCGGAGACAGACATTTAATCAGGTTTCGATACTATGCTCCATCAGGGGAAAGTGATCGAATGGTTGAACCATATTATCTGGTGTTTCGATGGTCGAGCTGGTATCTGTGGGCATGGTGTCTGAAAAGGAAGGACTTCAGGCTGTTCAAGCTTAACCGCATGGACGGCGTTCAAAAAACGGAAAAGACTTTTGAATGCAGAGATGTGACAATGCCGGATCTCTCAAATGAAAGAATCTTTCCGGGTGGGATTAAGGTAAAGGCGTTGTTTGAACCTGACCAGAAGTGGCGGTTGGTAGAAGAGTTCGGACCTTTATGCTTTACAGAAAACGATGATGGCAGGCTTCTCTTTACGGCGGATTATACGGACATGGATAATCTGATCACCTGGATTATGACATTCGGAGATAAGGCGGAAGTGCTTGAACCGAAAAAGGCAAGAAAGAAAATCGCACTTATGGTGCAGAAAATGACAACAATTTACAAGGAG